TTAAAAGATAATAGCAACCACGTGGACAAACCACGTCGATAGAAATTGCGTCCACATATCCGTTGACCACACGCTCGGTCCAAGCATCGTCCGGGGACAACGTAATAGAGAGAATATCTTGGCGCACCGTATCCTGCACCATTGTCAAATCGGTGTCGCTATCAAGGCCTTCGCGCAATTCAAAACGGACGCCGTCATAAAGTTCAATCGGTGTGTCACCAATATAGAAGCCTGAAGCCTCACCCTCTGACAAAACCGATACCCGGCCTTCCATCGCAAAGGTCTGGATAAACAACTCATCATCCCCGTTTAATCGGGTGCGCGGTGTCATGGCCAAGGGGGGATAGACTTTACGACGGCCAAACAACTTGGGAATAATGCCGTCCGGGTTCAATTGATTTTTTGTGCCGGTAATAGAATGCAAAGTGGTTTCTGCCATTCCAGCATTTGACCCAAATCCCATCGATGCAAGGTTTGGGGTCGGCACACTCGGTGCCGGTGCAATCATGCTGGAGAGCATGGATCCCACCATCATGGCACCACCGACAACAACAGCCTTTGCAAAACCTAATGCTGTTGCTGATGACATTCCCATTGCAAGACCAACATTACCAATTGCAGCTTGTACAGTTGGCATAGCGGCAATATATCCCCCGACAGCAATCGCCGCGATCATAATCACGGTACCCAGCACATTCTTACCACCGCCACCACCGCCACCACCGCCTTGCATGTGGAAGACGATATCGACCTGTGTGGTCTGTTTGACCTTTACGCGGTGCCAGTAGTCTTGAGGGATGGGTACGCCGCCCACATAAACAGAAGCATGCCCCGCTTCAGCCAAAGCCAAATTATTTTCGTCTGGTAATGCCCATTCGACAATTTCAGAAAGCTTTGCACCGCTTTTAAACAGCTTGGTTTCGCGGTCATCTGTCAGAGGATTATAAACCGTTTTTACCGGGACCAAATCAATACAGGGAGGCATGACGGAACACTCCCTTAATACGTGGCTTGATACTTAGATCATTACGGTAATCCATCAGACGCGTTTCGGTGTAGTGTTCGGCCTCAATCGCCCAGCCAAACTGTGACACAACCATTGCCACGTGAAGATCGGCTTCAAGCCAGCCGCGCTTGGTCAAAAAAGACCCGGACATCCACAACACATCGAAAAGGCGGTGTTGATCTTCTTCCACACGGATCCATTCGCCGCTTTGTGATTGTGCCGTCAAGGCCGCTTCAATCGCTTGGCCATCCCGAACGGAACGATACAGTTCGCGGTGATCGGGCAAAATGATATTTGTATGTTCCTTGAAGATCAGGCGCAGGACACCGAAGCAATCCACGCCGTTATAATCCCGGCCTTTATCGACGTAAGGGATACCGATGTAAGCGTTCAAAAATTCAGGGACATCATGTGGCAATTGAGACATCACGCCATCCCCCGGAAATTCGTTCTTTTGAAACGGCGTCCATAGGGTTCATTGCGCCAGTCTTCCGGCAAACCAAGCTCGCCCGTTACAATTTGCGCGTCATAATCGGACTTGGTTAAATGCCACTTAAAGGGGCCGTTTTGAACCACATCTGGCTTTGTAGACAAGACTTGCTCAATCGTGACATCGGGTTTGCCAACCACGCTTTTGATCGTATCAATGATCATGCGATCCACATTGGCAATCGTCAGTTCGACCCCATGAAGTTGGTTTTCGTCCTGATCTGGGAAATTGGCATCAAAGCTATAGCAAATATAATCATAGCCTCGCGAGGTCACTTTGCGAATGCCGTTCTCATCCTTGGGTACAAGATCACTACAAACCCGGATAGGCTCAGCCAAAGATAGGTGTTCAATTGTGATCAAGGTTGTAAACCGATCAGCGACACGTTGTTTATTGATTACTCTTTTTGCATCTACATCCATATCCTGCGTCCCCTTAAGGCAAAATCATTAAAGGGAGGCTGACGATATATTCCTGCGCGGTGACCTTGGTTTGCCGATACGCCTTTTCCCGGAACTGGACATTCAGGGTGATATTTTCGTCTTCCGGGTCGGGCAAATCAAAATCCAATGCGCCAAAGGCAAGACTGACTTCAAAAAAATTTTTGAAGGCCGCAAACTGCACCGGTGTCATGGAATAAGGGCAATCCATATCAACAAGATTAACCGTTGTGCGCAACCGCGTACTTGGCGGTCCTGCCTCAAACTTGCTTTGAACAAAGTTCGGACGTGGTTCGCGCCAAAATCCTTTAACAAGTGGACTCTTCGGTAAAGTTGCAGGCCAGATCCGTTCGCTCATCTCCGCCTCGCTTTCGGTTCCAAGCCCCAACGGTTGCGCATGGTTTGATCGTAGCCACCGCGTGCCATATCTTTTTTATTGGTGTCGCGGATGAAAACCCGTGCGCCTTCCATACCGCCGGGTCCTTCAATCGGTTCTACCCCGACGGGGTCACTATCTGCATTCGTGCGTTGATCAATAACTTGAACATAAAGACCTCCGCCACCGCCCATGCCGGATGTTTTCACACCAAGATCACCAGAGGGCGTTCTAAAAAGCGGCATGACGGCTTCAGGATCATTTTCCGCCATGACACCAAGTTGCCCACCTCCGAATTGAAACATCGTCGGTGTGGAGACGATAGAGTTGCTAAACGCACTGCCTTGCGCAAACATCTGGACCCCTTGCGGAGTAAACGCATTGCCTTTTGCAGAAAACAAGGTGGATACAAAACTGCTGGCAGCATTGGCAAAGGGGCTAATCACATTCGTGCGAATGACGATCCGGTAAAGATCAGCAAGAACACTTTGCGTCATATCCCTAAAGGATGCCTTGGTCCCGGTAGACAGACTGACAAGATAATCTTCCGCACCGCTAAAGGCTTTTCCCATCGCCGTTTCAACTTGGCTGGCGGTGTCACTTGCTTCTTCGCCAATCTTTTTAAACCCACGGACAAACCCTGCATCCCAATCTGTGGATCCTTGTAAAATCATATCGTCATAGATTTCATCAAGGTGGGCTTTCATCTCTTTGTAGCCTTTGCCCAAGGGATCAAGGCCCTTCATTGCCTCTTCACGCCACATTTTGGCTTGTTCGGCAACCCGTTCCTGTTGTGGCAATAATTCGATGTATGCCTTTCTGATTTTTTTTACGGCATTTTCGTGAGCTTTGATTTGCTTGCTTGTCCGTGTCGGAGCGGACTTGTTTGCCGGTGCATCTGGAATGCCCGTTGATTGTGTCGTCGGGGCGGTACCCGGATCCAGATCAGCAAGGCGCGATTGATAACGTTGCGCGGCTCGGGCCGCGACATCATCAATCACACCACCGGCAAGTTCGTCGGCCCCTTGCCAAACAGCGCCCATCCAGTCGCCAAGCCAGTCCTTGTTGAAGTTTTCACTGACGGAGTTCTGAATTTTCTGTCCGGTTTCAGACAAGCCACTTTCAAAAGATCGATTAAGGGCGTTGCTGGCCACCTGCCCGGCTTCTTCAAAATCACCGGAAAACAGCAATTTTGCCGCGCCACCGATATCGCTAAAACCTTCCATAATAAAATCGAAGGCTCTTTCAAACGCATCTGCCACACCATCGGCACCGATAACGGCCACGTCACCGATGGATGCAAAAACGGCAATGGCCGTGTTGTACATTTCTTTATACCAGCCAACGACCTTTTGCAGTGTGCCAAAGGTTGCCTGTGCCCACGGTCCATCTGCAAATTCTTCAGCCATGCCCCATGCGCCAGCAATACTTTCACTGACATATTCCCACGCACCCACCACGAAATCGGTCACGGTGGCGGTTTGTTGTCCAACTGTCACGGCTTCATTTCTGAAATAAATCAACGCCGCCGTCGCCGTCCCAAGAGCAAGGCCGACGGCACCGACTGGTGTGGCGGACATTGCCAGCAAAGCAACGGTTGCAGCCTTTGCACCTCCGGCAATCGAAACCAAGGTACTCGCCGTTTTTAGAGTGGCAAAACCGCCAAGAACCGCAAGCGCCGCATCACTGTTTTCGACAAGGAACTGCAAACCTTCAGACGCAAGATGCACAGCGCCGCCGAGTGTAGAACCGATAGCTTCAGCCGCTTGATCAAATTGCGAACCGTTAAGAAGCTCCGTCACTTCTTTCAGTTCTAACGCAAGCGCCGGGGCCATACCTGTAAAGACAGTCGATTTGCGACTATCCACGGCGTTTAAAAAACGGTTCCATTCGGCTTGGGCACGATGGGTGGCAGCAGGCAAAGCCCCCTCAAAAGTCTTGCGAAGCTCGGCAGCAAACTTGGGCAAGAAATCTACAGCGAGAACCTCACCTCTCTCCATCATTTTTATTAACGCCTGAGTGCCGACTCCCATAGAACGCGCCGCAATATTAAGAGCACCGGGAAGATGGTCACCAAGTTGTTGCTTGAGTTCTTCAGCAGTTACGGTCCCTTTGGAAATCATCTGGTTAATGGCTTTAAGGGCCAATGACGTCTCCGCGCTTGATTTGTTCAAGATTGTCATTGATTCACCAACAGCTGAGAAAATCTCTTTTGCCGGTTGGCCTTGTAGAGCCGTTTCTTTTGCAGCGGCAGCTAACTGAGCATAATCCTTTGCTGTTGATGTCAATCGTAAACCAAGACGGTCAGCTTCCTTGGCGATAAAACCGAATTCAGCTTTTACCGCTTCGCTTGAACCCGCAACGGAAAGGAGTGTTGACTCGATGCCTTCAAAGGCGCTGCCGACCTGAAGGATATCACGGATTAAAAGGCCAATACCTAATGAGGCCAACGCTGCTTTTAAAGCGCCAAATCCACTGTTTAGGGATTGAGTGTTGCGATTTAGACCAAGAACTTCTTTTGCCGCTTGATTGGCCTCTCGCCCCATTTGATCCAGTTGCTTTGCCGATTGCCGGGAAGCCGTGGCGACCTGTTTTGAACCTTTGGACAAGTCAACAAGCTCATTCTTGGCACCACGCACTTCCCCTTTAAAGGATTTTGCATCGGCAATCAGTTTGGCGGAAACAACAAAATCATTCGACATGCTTCACCCCGCTTGATGAACCTTGGTTAAAACGACGTTTTCCATAAGCCGAAGATCTAAAAAGAGCTGAGGAGAGGCAGTCTTCCCAAGTAGTTTCATAGTCGGCTCTATTGCTGAATAATCGATACCGGCCAATCGCCCGTTGGGTGCAAACCGCCATTGCGAGGACAGCGCGAAAAATAACTCGACCACATCCCAATGCTGAGGCCAAACCGAAAACGGTTCGTTGTCCTTCATGTCGTGTGTGTCTGTCCATTGTGCGATTTCCTCGGGAATGGCGCCGAAGGCTTTCAGTTCCTCGGTCCAGTCGTCTTTTTCTTTTTCAGTTTGGGAAGGTGTGGCGGCAATCCATCGGAGCGCCGCCTCTTCTAGTTTTTTGCCTTTTCACCCGTCATGGCGTCCCGATAGGCTTCACAAAGTGCCTTCTGGACGTATTCTTTGCGGATGATTTGATCGCGGATTTCTTCGGAATACGGCACCGGGTTCTTTTCAGTGTCTTTCAAATTGTCGAATTCCTTGATCACCGCCCGCAAGAAGGTCTTGTTGAACTCTTTGACGGTTGTGGACCCGGCCTCCATCAGTTGAGCAAACTCTTCTTCCTTTTCTTCCGATAGTTCCCTAAAGACCGTGCCAAGCGTTTGGGTGCTAAACCCACTATCCACAGGAACCTGAACCTTCACGTCGCGGCGAAAAGTGACTTCATCGGCAATTACAAAAGCAGCCATTGTTTCCTCTTATTTAACTGTGAGTTTGAATTCGTCATCGCCGGTATCCCGGCAAATGTTCAGGTCCATGCTCAACATGGCCACGCCGTCACTATCGGAATAATCGGGCGGCATAATTTGAACTTTCGGACAATCGATTTGGCAGATATTGCCAGCCGTCGTGCCATGAACCAATTGTAAGGCATCCAGCGTTGCTGCTTTAGCCATTGCAAAGAAATCTTTGACGGAAATCACCGGGCTTTCGATAACCACGGATCCTTTGCTGGCGCGGTCCGTCATTAAAATGGATGCACCATTGACAAGATCCCGGTGAACGTTGCTTACCCCCAAATCAATCGATAAGGATTGCATTTTCGGGGAATGACCATGAATAGTGAAGGTCGGCGTGTTGGCAGCACTCACAGGCAACGGCTGGATGAATTTTGAGAAATCCCCAGACGGCATAGCGGCGGCAACAGGATCCACCCATAGCCCGATAAATTTGAACTTCATCATCGGGCGGTTTTGAGTGGAAATCTCAAAAGCCACACTCCCGCGTGCGCCGAGCAATTTGTGCAGGTTTCCGTCGATATGGAAATAAAGCGTTGCGCTTTCAGCATTTTCAGAAACCGGATCATATTGCACATCACCGGCGTTAATCGTCTCAGCTAACGCACAGGCGCGGAGACAATCGCTATAACCGGGTACTGTTCCGGCTGCTCCGCTTCCTGCCAGCTCTACAGAAAACTCAACAGATTGATGTAAACCAACCAGCATTGTTGGGCTTGATCCGAGTGTTTCTGTGGTGATTTCGCGGTCAATATTTTGCGCCTCAATCGGCTTGATACTGACATCGAAGGCCTGAACAGCATTGAGCGCACCAGTCGGGGCAGCATCCTGCCCGTAAGTCGCCTCAATCTTTGTCAGGATAATTTTCTTTTTAAACTTCATAATTATTCACCCTTCTTTTCGGTCTGAGGTTGCGGATTGACCGGACGATCCAGACGGTTTCCGTTTGCATCGCGTGGCGCATCACCTTGTGGGTGCGATTGGGTC